TCAGTTGCACTAAAGAACTCAAACCCTATAGTAAATACTGTTTGACCACCTGTAGCAGTATATGTATTTCTTGGCGTATTCTTTGCACTTGCTATTGTCATCTAAAGTACTCCCTCGCTATTGTATTGTATGTATCTTTAAAATTAATAAAAGAGTTATTAAACCATAACAAATTATTCAATGGAATTAAACGTCTTATTGTGGCTGCTTTTTCATCAAAAGGTAAGTCCTCCCTAAAAGCATATATTAAATCAGCTAACATGCCTGGACCTGCACCAATAAATTCACCTGTAGCATCAGCAGCATTTGCCTCACCAAATCTGCCAGGAGTTCCTATCATAGGCCTTACACCCATAGGAGTATTAAACATTCCTTCTGATACAACTTCTACCATAAAGTTTATATCAGCAGGTAAACCTAATACACCTGACATTTCTAAAGAACGATATATTTTTTCTTGTGTAGTTTTATGTTGATGATAAGTAGGATTTTTTAAATAATCACCCATATATGCAAAACAATACATAGCAGCTATACCACCCATAATAGATGTTTCTCTACCACCTGCTGCTGATAACATCAACTTTCTATTACTTGCAAATGACCAAGCAAAGAATTGTAATGGCAATGCTAGAAAACCATTGTTAATTTTTCCTCCAGCTTCTGTTTTTTCAAAACCAAAAAATTTCATTACATCATTGTCTAATGCTTTTGCTAAGTTTTCGTTTTTAATTCTTATTACACCAAACATCATGTTAGGTTTATCTGCTATACTTGGTGTAATAATTGTCCTTTGCACATCATTAAATGTGGCATACCTTAATTTTCTACCTAATTCTGCACCATTTTTAGTTTTAAGTGCAGCTTCTTCTGGCAAATAATGTAAACCATTTTTTGTTTTTTCTATTGGTAATTTTGCTATTGCTCTTGCCTCTGCTTTGCTTATACCATAACTAGCAAGTCGAGCTATATCTGATTCTGATGCTGTACCTTTTGCTACTTTAATTGAATCTTCTAAAAATCTATGTGTAGAAATATGTCCTGTCCATTGTTTTACTAATTGTGTATGTGGTGATAATAAGTTTGCATGATAAAAAGGACTTTGCAATCTATCTAATGGTTTACCAATAAGTTTGTCAAAATATCTGCCAAAAATTGTTGTACCAGAACCAACTCTTTCTTGTTGAGATATTAATCTTTGTATTGAAGTATCATTCATTACTACATCAAAAGCATCTGCTAACCATTTATTAGCTTCTAACGCTTTATTTAATTCATCACTATATGCAGAAAATGGATTCTTTGCATTTAAGACTTTCATTGTATCTGACAAGCCATGTACCATTGGCATACGACCTATGTCTACTAAAGATGACAGATATACTTTACCCATCATGGCTAAACTTGCCCAGTTCCTTAATGCATGTGGTAGTCTTGATTTAAAAAATGATGATGGGTCTCCTGTATTATATATATTATAAACTTTATCTCTTGAGTTTCTTAGAGTTTGCATAGTTTCTTTTATATATGCTAGATTGCCTACACCTTCATTTAATAACATATCAAGTTCTGTGTCCCATAAATCTGTTTTCATTTGGCTATCACCAAATCTTTTAGTTACTTCTATACGTTTGTACATTCTGTCGCTATACTGTCTAAATAAATAATTTATGTCTCTAACTAAAAATCCTTCTAATTCTTTGTCAGTCATATTTAATTTTCTACTCATTAAATTAGTTGCACCTGTTAATATACCTTTATTAGATTTTGTTATTCCTAAATCATTTTCCATATTTATACCTTGAGTATCGTCAATAATATCGTCAAGTGCTTCTTGTACTTTGACATTTATATTGTATGTAGAATTAGATTCTGGAACTTGTATAAGATTTCCATTAATATCTTTGAACTTATATATTCTAGGATTTGCTACAAAGTGTTTAAATATTTTTCCTCTTAGAGAATTTTCATCAGGTATACTATAAAATCTTTTATCTTCTTTTTTTATTTTATTATGACGTAATGTATAATCACCTTCTTTTAATGTTCTTGTATCAACTTTACTCATATTTCCATCTACACCTCTAATGGTATATGACACTTCAATACTTCCATCATCATTAATTTTTTGTATTGTTCCAAAATATGCATCTCTTTGAAACTCAACATCTTTTACTGGGCCTTTAACTGTCTCAACAATTTCTTCTTTGTAATGACGAAATTCAACTACCATGCCTGGAGTCATACCTTTTTTTATTTGTATTTTATTTTTAATTGTTTTAGGCGCTATAAAGTTAACATCATTAGCTGTTATATCTTTTAACACATTTTCTACATCAAAAACTCTATTAACATAATTTTCAACTAATGGATCAAATTCTTCTGCTATACCTATTTCTAATTCTCGTTCTAATTTATTTAAACTGCCTATTTCATCATCTGCCTTTTGTTGCAAAATTTCTAATTCTTCAATTAATTTTAAATTTTTTGGTTCTGGGCGTATTTCATTTATTATATTTTCTATATCAGCATACCTTTGTTGAAATTTTGCTTTGTTTCTTACTATAACTTGTTGCGATTGAAACATGCCTAAATCTTTTGCTTGTTTACCTATTTCGTCATACATTGTTCTTGCATCAGCAGCAAACTTTTGTACTGCCTCTGATTGTTGTAGTCTAAATTCTTCATCACCCATTGCCCTACCTACTATTTCTTTAAATTCTGTAAAAGTTGTTCTTGCTTCTAAACCAGGCCTACCTCCAGCTCTTTGTACTTTGTCTACTAATCCTGCAACTATATCTCTACCTTTTTGTGCTTGTGCTACTGGGTCATAGCCAAGTATGCTTCTTTGTCCATCAGCAGCTATGTTTCTATGTGCCTTCCAAGCATTATGCAAGGCTGTATTAAAACTACCTACCGCTTGAAAATGATTGAGAGTTGCTCTTGTCAATGCACTATGCGTTACTTTTTGACCAAACTTTGCACCTCTAGTAACAACACCTGCATCACCAAACAATGCTACTGCTTTATCAGCTATACGATTTCCTAACTCTGTATTTTTAAATTTATTATTGGTTAATTCACCAAAATCTGTTACCCATCTATCAACTCTTTCAGCCCATATATTTCTTTCTTTGCCAAAAGCACCTATATTTCTTTTAATATTAGATATATTTGCATTTTCTAATATTTCTCTATTAAGTAAATTTTCTGCTTCTATTGCATTTTTTGCTTTTGGCTGTCCATCTATAAACTTTGTTGCTTCTTTATCAATTAAAAACTTTTTAAAATCTTCTACATTATTAAATTTTGGTAAATTAGTTACACCTACTTGGTTTGATAATCTATACTTATCATTCATAAAATCTTTATGTATTCTAGCTTCATCTATCACAATAGTATTTTCTTTTACACCTGACCTAGCATCTGATGCTCTCTTAATATGCACATATTTTGTATTTCCTATAGCATCTTTTTGTTTTACTGCTCCTGTATCTAATTTGTAACCATAGCTTAAATCTTTTATTTCAACTTGATATTTCACCCCTGATTCAGCATCGTACATTGGTGAGATAAAATTATCATTTTCTGTGTCCCACACAGCTTTAAAATAATCTTCATGTACTTTTTGTTCAGGAGAATTATTACTAAATTTTGGTGATAGTCGTCTACCAAACGCTGCTGAAAATCCACCACCCATAACAAATGCTGCGCCAATATAGCTTATTGATTCACTCATTGTTGATGTAGGGTCTAAACTTTGTCTTACAGGTTCTGATAACGCAACTAATGTACCTACTGCTGCACCACCTTTTACAAACCTGCTCATCATAGTTACACCTTTAACAAATGGTATTGGTACATATGTTAATGGGTCGCCAAGAGCTGCAACTAATTCTGGCATTATTCCTGCATCATCTCTTATTTTTCTTTGATAATTATTAAAATCTATTTTATCTTTTATTGCTTCTAAATGTTCTCTATTGCGTACATCATCAAATGCACTTTCATAGTTCATATAGTGTGTATTTTGTATTTCACCCATAACATCTAATGTTGGGTCCTCAGGCATATCAAGAAATGTTTTTTCATCGGTCATTTCTAAATATGCTTGTCCTGCCCAAGATAAATCCCAAGATGCTTCTACTTCGTCCCAGAATGTTGCTTCTTGTGTTAAAGGTTGAAATGTGCCTGGTTGATTATATTGAAATGTTGTGTAATTGGTTTTAGCCACCTTCACCTCTTGCACTCATTAATTCTTGTATGCCTACAGTTATTGTATTGCCATTTTCGTCAAATAATATTCTTTGATTAGTTCCATCATTATTTGCAAATACAAATCTATACTGTACTGTATCTGCTGAACTAGGATTACCAATAACTTGTAAGAATGTGTTTGTACCTAATTCAAGTTCTTCATCAATAAATCTATTATCTATTATTAACAGTTGTTGTTTATTAACACTTTTTAATTTTTCTTCAATAATATTCATTTGTTCTTCTGTTGTTAAATAAGCATCAGGAGGAAATCTAATAAATGACTGTTGGTCGCTATCTAACTCTATGTCATCACCTGCTGTGTTCATAACAGAACCAATAGAAAAAGAACTTAATCCATAGTTATTACCTTTTTCAATTTTAACCAATGCAGAACTTACAGCATCTTCTATAGTTATATTGTCTGAATATTGCATAGTTCGTAAAACATCATCTGCAACACTTTTTACAAATCTGTTACTAACCATAACATCATGCCTAACTGTAAATATTGTATCTGCATAAGCTGTTTCAATTTTTTTTCTTACTTCATCTCTAAATTTAATAATTGAACCATATCCTTTATCGTCTGCTATTTTTCTTAGCTCAATTAACTCACCTTTTGTCTGCCTCATTTTTTCTGTAAAATCTAAAACACCATCTTTAACACCATATAACTCTACACTTCTTCTTAATGCTATGGCTTTTTTTTCTGCTTTCTCATCTAATCCCATAGTAGATAAAACATCAGTTACTATAGCTGTATTATTGGTTGGGTGTACAGTTGCATTAGTAACTACCTGCCATCTTGCATCAGCTACCATTCCTTCTATAATTCTTTCATTAGTATTATTATTGTTTAAATTTGCCTGTATATAATTTTTATAATTATCTGGTACAACTCCTGTTTGCGAAGCAACGAATGTAAAATATTGATTCATTACTTTTTTATTATCACCAAAATTAAAAGGAGTAAGATTTGCATCAGGTTTTTCTGCATTAAATTCAGCCATTAAATGTCTACTTATATTAGTATTTGGATTTTCTATTTGTTGTGAAACATACTTAACATCGCTTTTTTCCTCTAAATATTTTCCTCCAGGACTATTTGTACTTTGATCTATCAATCCTATTATTCTTGCATCTTTTACAGCGCCAGTTTGTTTAGTTTGTAACAATGAACTTAATCTTGAAAATGATTGTCTTAAATCTTCACCATAATCCATCATATCATTTTCAGATAAACCAAGACTTTCAAAATTAATTGTTTCTGGTTTACCTGTTTTTAAGTTTGTAACTGTTACAGAAGAACCTGGGCCTTCATTAAATAGTTTTTGTAATTCAATTAAGTTTTCGCTATATAATGAAATTTCTTCTATATTTCCTGCAGATAAATCTGATGTAGTAAATTTCTGTAAACCAAAACCAACATCTTTAATAATCTCTAAACTTCTTAATTTAGTATCAATAAGTATTTGAGCTTGTGTTGATGAATGGCCACTCAAATAATCTAACCTATCTCTTGTTTCTTCATATAGCTCCATTGCTCTTGTAGGGTCTGTATAGCTAAGTGTTGGCATATTAGTTAATGCTTTATTCATAATACTTGTTGCAGTAGCATTATTATAGGTATCAGTCATTCTAATATGTTTGTTAGATAATTCTGATGCTGCTCCTAAAACTATAAGTTCTTTCTTTTTTCTATATATTGATAATAATTCTGGTGGTATATTTTCTTCTATAATTTCTAGTGGTTTTTTTAATCTATTTCTAAACTGTGCATTAATTTCACCAACTGATGATTTTAAATTTATTGATGATTTCATATTTATTTTTTCATTCTCAACTATTTCTGATACACCTGTGAGCAATCCTTCAAATAAATTTGCTGCTGCTTCTTCTTCAAACTTGGTTGCAGCCCATGATGTATTGATTAAATTTTCTGGAGTAGCATAATTAGTAGCTATTTGATATGTATTGCCATCTTCATCTGTAAAATCTTCATAAACTAACTCAGCTTGTTTACCTAACATTTCACCTTTAGCTTCTTCTGCTTCCTTTAAAAGAGCTGTCTTAGTTCTTAAAAAGCTATTGATAGCACCTGTAAGATTACCACTTTGAATAGCTTGACCAACAGCACGATTACCACTACCACGAGTAACACCTATTCGTGATGCTTGTACTGCTACTTTTCTATCTGCATCTTTTAACGCCATAATTTATCCTTCCCAATCCTCAAACCCACCTGATGTTAAACCACGTTTCGCATAGTATGGATTTTTTGATGTTGGTTTTTTTATACCTTCTGCTGCTTGACCTGCTGTTACAGCACTATCAAGTACTGAGCCATAGAATCTATTTCTTGCACCAATTTTTGTTGCTTGAAGTCTTCTTTGACTATCACTATCTGCATAACTCAAATCTCGTCTACCAGTTATTTGCTGTAAATTTATATTTCTTAAATCAGTTTTTTGTTTTATTTTATTGCTATTTAATAATGCTTGATAACTATAACTCTGTTCATCAATACCTGCTGATGCCAGTATTGCTCTATTTGCTGCTAAATTATCTGCAAATTCTTGTGCTAATATATTTTGTTTTTCAACAGTTTCTAATGCAAGTTGTATGCTTTCATCTTTGATTTGCTCTTTTTCTTCTTGTCGAGCTGCTTCTGCAAAAGCAATTTCAGATTTCATCTGACTTCTTGCTAAAAACATATTACCTACTGCTGCTGCAAAATATGCTTCTGGTGAACACATTAGTAGTATACCTCCGATGTTATGCCTAATACTCGCATTGGCAATGGTGCTGTTTGCGATACTGTTAATGTTGGGTCTTTCTCATAACCAAGTGTATGAACTTCTCTCTTGCCTGTCAAAGACTGTAATCCAGATGACGAATCATTTGGATTAGAACCTATTAAAACTTGGTTAGCATTAATAGTAACATTGTATGTAGTTGATAATTCTAATATAGCTTTGCCTATCTTTCTTGGTTTACCAGTTAATACTCCACCTTGTAGTCTGGCATCTTGTGGTAATGTTTCTACAGTAATTGTGTAATCTAATCCTATATCTACTGCTGATGCTGGAGATGGAAAGACTGCTGTACCACCAGAAGCTACTGTTGCACTACCATAGTAAAAAAAATCTCCATCTTCTGTTGAGCCACTTGTTGCATGTACTGTCTTGCCTACTTGCGTAATACCTGTAAATACACGACTGGTTAAAAATATTAGGTCAGTATTATCACTTACCGATGCTGTAGCTGGGCTTACTGATATAACATACTCGTTAGATGTACCTGTTGCTACTACACTTGTAACTGTGTGTGTTGTGCCTGTACCAGCAAATTGAAATGTCTCGCCTTGATTAGGGCTGTTAGTTGCACCATCTATAATAAACTGACTAACACCAGATGATACTGCTCCTTTATTTTTTACTGTACCATGTGGTTGATAACTTGCTGACATAGTTTTGGTAAAGGACATATCGGTTGGTATATCAAACTGTGTGGTTGCAAACTGCTCTAAACTAAATACAGCAGAGCCATCTATGGTTCTTGAAGTTAATACATAGATACTTGATGATAAACAACATATAGAAAGATATGTGCCATCTGTATTCCATTGTGTCCAGCCAAATATCTTTTGCTCTTTCTGACTACTGTACACACACATTGTGCCATCAGTATTTACAAGAAAATATAACTGTTCAGTTCTATCTGGCAAAGTAGATGCTGTTGCTGTATCTATAGGATTATCAATTAAATGTGCAGACTCCAGGCTAGTATTGTTACTATCAAAAAGCTCTGTTGTTGAAGCAAAAACATAATCCCTTATATTCTTGCCATTCTTCTGAATATATAATGTACCTCCATCAAATGGTCTAGGCATACCTTTTTGTTGACAACCAAAAGATGTTTGCCTAACAATCATAGAATCAGAAGGTGTTATATTTTTACCTGTCTGTGGTCTCAGAAAAAACTCTGCACCACTTGTAAATATTTCTAATACACGTCCACTTACTAAATGTCGTATCTCATTGATTTGGTCAGATGCTATTTGCATTTGCAAACTTTCATCATCTTTTGCTGTACCTGCATCAAAGTTAAAAAATGATCCGACTTTACTTGATGTAAGATAATCTGGAGCATCTGTATTCCCACCAAAGTAAAGTCTTTGTTCGTGAAAAGCACAAGTTCTTGGATAGCCATGAACATCACTATATAATTGCTCGTCCCACTTTCTTGTTGCTGGGTGTCCAACAATCTTTACACTTGCTCCTCCACCATCTACAGATTCAGTTGCTGTATCACTTGAACCTGCTGTAAAACTAAATCTGTTATCATCAATATTAGTAATTGTAAATGTGCCATTAATGTTTCCACTTGCTAATCCAGCACCATCTGCATCAAAAATATCTTGCGCACCACTAATAGTAATACTTGCTCCAGTAGCAAAACCATGTTCTGCAAGAGTTACTTCTACTACGCCTGAGCCTTGTGCAGTCTTAAATGGATTGTTATCTAGCTCTATTTCTACATCTGCTAGTAAAGTTCCTGTTAATACAGTTGTTGATGTAAAACCAGTAATTAATATTTCTGTACCATGATACCTAACTCTTGTACCAATATATGATGGGCTTGATGTCCAATATGCAGCAGAAGTAGTAAGGGTAACACCGGTTGTACCTTTAGCTGTTTGGTTTATATCAAGTGTAATATCATCTGATGAAAATTTAAAATATGGTTGATATGTTTTTTCATCATTTACACTCTTATCAAATTCAAATGTAGATAAAGTAAATGTAGTTGCACCAGTTCTTTTCAAAACTTTTGTTGCAAAATCTTTATGTGCAATAATCATAGTATCACCCTGTTGTGTAACAGTAAGTTCAAATAACTGTGCTGTTGCTATACCTGATGATGTAATTGTTTGTAACAATGTACCTGCACTACTATATATTTTTATAGTAGTGTTTTGAAAAAGTATTACATACTCCTGGTCATCTGAAAAAATAAATGATTCTAATCTACCTGTTGCACTACCAATATCTGCTCTATGTACTGTTCCAGGTCGTCTTTCAATACCGCCTTGATTCAGAGTCAATACATTTCTAGCTTTTTTTAATCCTTGTTCATAAGCTACTACATCAACTCTACTAACAATCTTTGGGTCTAGTTCTCCTCTTACAAAACTTGCTTGATGTATTCTCTGTATAGCCATTCATTAGCTCGTTGGTGGTACTGCATTTAGATTTGTTAAAGCTGTACGATTTCTTCTATTTCTTACTCTATCAACATTCATGCGTTTTGTTGTTTGTGCTTGACTATCTGTTGATTTAGCAATAGCTATTTGATTGATAGCTCTTTGTTGATAAAGCTGTGATAAGCTATCATTTCTAGCTATTGAACCAGCAAATAAACTAGCAAGTTCAAATACCATGCATTGTTTAAAATATGGTGGGAACTCTGCTTCGCTTGGTTGAAATGTATAATCGCATATTAGCGTATCATTGCTTCCTGTATCAGTTAATAGTTTATCTCCATATCTATCATAGACAATAACATTATCATTGACTGTAATTGTATGAATTAATAATGCATCACTTGGCATAGCATATGCAGATTTATATCTACCTAATGGTGATACTGCTTGATAACTTAGTTGAATTTGTTTTGCTGCAAATCGCCAACGCACTCTAGTCAGCATAGCTTCTAATGTAGATTCATATAGCTGTCCAGCTACAGTAGATTCTGTTGTTGCTTCTTCAAAGCTAGTTATTATGTTAGCACCCACTAGCACTAGGGCTTTGTTGCAAATATCAAATCTAGTTTCTGATAACATAATAACTCCTTTAGAAAATGAGGGAAGGGTGTAGTCAGACCTTCCCTCAAGCTCAAAGCACTAATTAAGTGCCATTTGTTGTGGTAACAGTTGAAGCTCCTGTTGCTGATGTAACTACTAATACATCAACAGTAGCTGTGCCACCTGTTGCACCTACAGCGATAATAATATCAAACTGTTTTAGGTTGTCAGTTACTGAATTGAAGTAACCTGAACCAGCAATCGTGCTTACTGCATCTGTTGATTGGTACATAAATAGGTTTGAGTCTCCTCCACCTGCTACCAATTTTAATGCTGTTGCTGTTAAAGCCATAGTTTCCTCCCTTATTCAGTAATCTGGATTTGCATGAAGCCAGTCGCGTCAATAGCAACCGCCTGCATACTCATCATAGATGTTGTTAAACTGCTTACTCTTTCTGGAATATAGTTTACCTCAGTCTTAATATCAGCACCTGTAGCAAGGCCAATAGCAGATTTGTGGTAAGCATGACAGTCTCTTGTAGTACTAGATATTGTCAATCCTGAATGTGTAAAGTATAAGAACCCTAACCATCTCTTAGCAGTCATACCACCAGAGTAAGGTAGTTCACCTTCTCCAACATATTCTGCTCTTGAGAATTGGTCAATCTGTAACAAGTCAGCCCACCCAGCACTAGATACAACAAAATATCTTTGGCCATCATCAGGAACATCTGCTTCACCAAATGTTTCATATGTGGTTAAGTTCTTTGCAAGTGTAAGTCCTGCACTACCATGAGCAATATTTGCAGAGTTTGTACCTGCATCTAATACGTCAATGATAAGTTGGTCTGTTTTTCTACCTAAAGCTGCTGATGCAGATTGAGCTAGAACTTGTCTTTCGTCTATGTTTGTTTTCAACTCGTCCATGTTATCAACATAATCACTAGCATAAAAATCAGCTAATGTAACATCAACTGTACTATGTGAAATGTCCATTGTTGGAACTTCTGCATGACGACTTTTAGTAACTGCTGAACCTTTCCCTACTTTCTGGAAACGTGCTTGGCTACCTTTAACATTTTTAGACTGCCTAACAGTATTCATCAGTTTTGATCCCATACGTTGGTATGCCATATGGACTTCTGCTTCAAACTGTTTAATAAAGGCAGTATCGATAGATGTACTCATCGTTTATCTCCTGTTAAATTAAATTAAAATTTCACAGTTGTCCTTTATCCTTCAATTCGGTTGTCCATTTAGGGCCTATTTCCGACATATTGGGCTGTATTACTTTATCTACCAATGGCAGATGCTTATAAAAATAATACATTTCAACACCTTTTACAAGCTCTGGGTTTGAATTAAATACAAATTTTTGCCATTTAAGCCATTTTATACTACGTTTATGCTCTGCTGTGATAAAATTATATACATATGTATAATGTGATTCTAAATAAGTAAGCCATTTCATATTGCCTTGTAAAAAAAATCTACTATGTTTTTCAAGCAAATCACTTGATAAAAACCATATTGCTGCTATTTTAGTTTGCTTTTTATTAACAGGCATAGCTCCCCATATAGCAACTATTTCATCTGTTTTTTCTTCAAAAATAGTAAACGTATGTGTATTGGGTCTCTTATATTGAAATGGCAAAAGTAAAGCTGTCAAAGGGTCTAATCCCATAACAGCTACTTCATACTTATCAAGTTGTTTTAAGTTTGGCGCTAAACGAAAACAATCATCTGGGATTGTTTTTTCAACATAAAGCATCACTTTGTAATCATTCTAAATGCTGCATCTACTTTAGCTACAAAAGATGGGTCTCTATATTTTGGATCATAATATCTTTTATCACTCATCATAGCTCTAGCATCTTCAAGCGTAAGTTTCTTTTCTGGTTGTGAAAATTGTTCTGAATTAACACCTGATTTTCCTTGTTCCATTATTCTTTCTAATGCTCTTACACCTTCTGCTGATGTACCTAGTGAGTAAACTATAGCTTCATATTCATCTGGCGGAAAAAATTTTTGAGCAAAATTATCAACTGCTTCAACTCTTGCATCTGCATTTTCTCCTAATTTTTCCATTTCATGTGCCATATCTGTTTCCTCTGATTGTAAGTTTTCAACAAATGCAACAACCCCATCATTAAATTCTTCTTGTGTAAATCCATTTTCTTTTGCTGTATCTTTCCACCATGCAGTTAAAGGATTTGCTTCTACCATTTCTTCTGTTATGCCTTCTGGTAAAGCTGGAAGTTCATATGTTTCTGGTACATTCTGTGCATGTTCTGTAGCTAATTTTTCAATTATTTTTTCTTCCATCTCCGATTCTTTACCCTTACTAAAAGTCTCTAGTTGAGTATATGATTTAGCCATTTCTTCAGTTCTTATTTCTCCAGTTTCTGGATTATAAAATTTCTCAGGAACATACTCTGGTCTTTCTGCTACTGGTGGTTGTTCCTGTTCAGGAACTTCATCTAATATTTCTTGCTCTGTTATTTCTTCAGCCATCTTGACTCTCCTTTACTATTTGTTGTGATTTACCTTTATTCATTCTTCTCTGCAATAGACCTACAATATATCTTTGACCTTCAATATGACGTAGTTGTTCATTGCCAATCTCAGGACCAGCTACTGTTTCTATTGTTATTGATTTTAAATATGCAAGTATTGTAGCTCCTGCATCTGTTTTAAATAATGAATTTATTACTGCGTTAAGTGTTTCTTCTTGTTGTGGAGTTCTTTCGATTCCATCTAAACCTATTAAGGTTTTTACTTCTTTTTTTGCCATGCTACACCTCATGTAATTGTTAAGGAAGTAAAGGTACTTTCATCATTCAGGGTAAATGTGCTTCACTTCCCCCTCTAGAATATGAATTTGTTACCAAAAGTCAAGTAGTTATTCTACTTCCATTGTTTGTGGATTTGCCATTGCTTGTTGTTGCAAACTTTGAATTTCTTGCATTTGTGCTACAGCTCCTCTCATTTCTTTTGGAGACCTAATTAAATTTTCTGGAATGTTTAATTTACTCGCTATATATTTAGCAACTTCATCTTGTTCTATTAATATATTTAATAGTTCTGG